TCAAGAAATCTTCAGATTTGTTGAGTTGTATTTCATCGTGCTTTTCATCTATAGAATCAGAACAATAATCTTCATCAATCTTATATATTTCATCAAAGAAAAAGAAATCAATTTTGATATTAGGATACGTTGCAATTAATTGTAAAACTCTTTCCGGTGTAAAAACGAATATATTGCTCTGTTCAAGCTTCAATTCTGTGTCAACATTTTTCACTATGTTATAACTCAAATTATTTTCTTGAACAAATCTACTCATAGATCGTGCATTTTCTTGTAACAATGCAACTGTTGGAAAGACCAAAAGAATCGTTTTATAACGTTCGTTATTTAAGAAAATAATCTCTCTCATTAAAAATGTTTTGCCGTAAGATGTAGGGGCGCTTACTAACAAACGTCGAGGAGATATACTCTGAAACATATCAACTACTTCTTTTTGGGTACAATCCAAAATATTATTAGCATTCACTTTTGAACGATATAATCCTTTTATCGCGTCATCACGAACATCATTTATGATTCCGGATGAGGCAGAAGGGTTCTCGTTAAAATGATTAAGTATATTATAACCAAATACTCTCATTTTCTGAGATGCGGTATATAACAAACTTGCGACGAAACGATCCTGCTTCAACTGCACATTATCGGAACAAATGCATACTAAATCTCGCAATCTATTTACGCTTCCAATATTTCCGGGATCATATTCATTTATCGCATTTAGTAGCTGATTAACACAACCCTGCATAAAATCCTTTCTCCTTATCACGTAACCGTTTTATGCTTTCAATCGGAAAAACATAAAAAATTATTTCTGGATTGAACCCATCAAAAACATATATATGCTTTTGATAATAATTTCGAATAGCCTCCGCTTCTAAAATAACTTTTTTACACAATTCTGAAGCATTTTCATATACATCGTTCTTATCATACGCCAGAAGGCATGGGATTTTTATCTTAATTTTTTCCGAATTCAAGCATTCAATCAACTTCTTTGCCCTTGTTTTTTCATCTTCTCCCAAAGAGGCAATATTTAATCTGTTTATTACCCGCAATATTTGTTTTGCATCATCAGTTAATTCGACAGGTTTATCACACACAAAGAACAGTTGTTTTGACAAATACACATCCTTAAACTTATCCAGCAAATCTTTATGTATAGAATTTTTACAATACGTTTCTTCGCCAAGTTTAGCTTGCCCTAACCACAATGAAAATCCTTTTTCGTCTCTCGTAAAATATGTAGAATCGTAGCCCTTAATTTCATTATTATCATTTTGTCTAAACAACGTACGCACGGCCAATTTGTACGCATTAGGCGTATACATTTGAATCAACAAATCCAGTAAAGCCTCGCTGGGGAGACCATCATTTATTTCTGAACGATCTGGCAATCTCTGTTTGAATGCGTATTTCGCCGATTCCTGCAAAGTCGAAAATGTATCATCTTCATAATACCTAACAACCTCATTCTCTCCAAACGCATAAAAGAGCAGATTGTAACGCATTAATTTTCCCAAATCCTCTACTGCAGTTTCTCCAACGTTATGAGAAAATGGTACAAAAATAAATTTATCCGAAAAGGGTTCATATGAGAAAACTATGCTTCTTCCCCTACCGATTATTTCTTTGTTGTAGATTTCTCTGTATTTATCGTTTTGAGACATAATTGCTCCTTTAAATTAAATCAAGATTCCACCACAATGGTCGATTTCGTGCTGAATGATCTGAGCCGTCCAACCTGTGTAGGTTTTGATGCGAGTGTGAAATTCCAAAGTCTGATATTTGACCTTGATGGATTTATGGCGTTTGCAAGGGCGCGGGCCGCCAAGAAGAGACAGACAACTTTCCTCGGTGCTGTAAGCACCGTCTTTTTTAATAATCTCTGGATTTAGCATCACTGTGTATGTAGGCGTCCGTCCACTTTCATCAAGAAAAGCGATGATACGTTTCTTGACACCGATCATATTTGCCGCCATACCAACGCAGCTGTCTCTGTGCGTGATCAACGTATCAATCAGATCCTGTGCAATCTGCAAATCTTCTTTTGTCGCAGCCTCCGACTTTCCAGCAAGAAATATCGGATCATGCATCAAATTCTTAATCATCACGAAAAACCTCTGTTATCTTTTTCAATATTTCTACATCCGCCGGACAGAATTCATAATTTGAAATTTCGCTTAGTGTGATCCATTTTATATCGTTATGTTCAAGCTTTTTGGGGATGCCTTCAAGGATAGCTGCATTGAATAAGGTTAGATGCACTGTCAAATCCGGGTATTCATGAACGACATCCATAAATACATCACCAATAGAAAGCGTCACGGCAAGTTCTTCTTGGCATTCGCGGATAAGCGCCTGTTCTTTCGTCTCGCCCGGTTCCAACTTACCGCCGACGAATTCCCACAAAAGGCCTCTGGCTTTATGCGCCGGGCGTTGGCAAATCATAAATTTATCTTTATCCCATATAAGAGCGGCCACTACTTCTGTCATTATCCAACCACCAATTTGTTTGTTTTCTTCAGGTATTTTGCCGGAATGGGGGCATCTAATCTCCATGTAATATTCATCGGTCTTGAACCGTTATGTGAAACATAATTTGCAGTACCAAGATAAGTGTACGGTGCAGTATTGCCGTAAACATCATTCTTAAATTCGCGCACAAACAAGAGAACCTTGCTGCCGTTTTTGCGATGATTGATATACCGCTGACCGACTTTACCTTCTGCATT